CCTACGGCAGAGTAGTTTTCAAAATCAAACGCCTTACCCTGTTGCCTTGCTGTGCTTCGTGTCCTTCTTGGCTGGACTTGTAGCGGTGGCAGTGTGGTTCTACTGCGTCGTGAACTGCTGCCAGGTTGGTTAGTGCGTGGTTGTCGCCTGGAACTATGTGGTCAACGCGGTCTGCACCTGGTTGGCCACAAAGGTAGCAAACGCTTTTGTCACGCTTTAGGACTACTAGCCTTCTGGTTGCCCAGTCTTTGGGTAGTCGTTGCTTGCGGGTTGTGCCTTGCCACCGTGGTCGTTGGTGGTCTTGGCAGCGTCCTTCACGAACTGCAGTGGCGTGGCACTGGGGTTGTCCGCATGGGGTGGGTGCAAGCATGACCCCACCCTATCAAAGTTTTGTCCCTACCCCCGTATTTTTGACACGGTGGTGGGGGGTGTTTCTTTTTTTATTGCAGCGGCTGGGTTGGTTCAATGCTGGTGTTGGCCCACTGTGCTAGGCATGTCCCGCAGAATGGTGCGGGGTGGTTGCCTTCTATCAGTGTCATAAGCAGTGTGTGCCCGTTTGGGAAAGTCATTGTGTAGCGGAAGAAGTTTAGACCCACCTACCTGACCCCTGAACATTCCACCGAATAGCCCTTTGGGTTGGCGTGAATGCAGTCACCTAAACCTTCTACATAAGAAGTAAAGGTGTTTCGGGGGCTAAAAGTAGACATTGGTTTGCTTTGTTTTTTCTACTATTTTGTTGGGAAATAGGGCTTCTACGTCTGACCATTTGGCTTCGAAGTTGTCGCCTGTTGAACCTATGCGTTTCAGTTCTAAAAGTAGCAGGTAGTTTGCTGCGTCTACGCCGTTGTTTACGCCTTGGTCGAATCCGTCAAAGAATCCCCGCCAATACTTGCGGCCTTTTAGTCGTTTCATTCTTCTTCCCCTAACCATTCTGGAATGTAGGATTCGATAAATTCCCCGAACAGGTGGCAGTCGTCGTCGTCGTTGCAACTCTTTAGGTCTAGCACGCGTTCTAAGATTGCTATTTTGATTCTTGCGCGTTCTAGTAGTTTGCCACGTTCTAAACAGTCCATGCTGGTTTTGTGAATCAAGTCTTGCAGGTCGCTCATTATTTCTCTCCCTTGATAAGAGCGATAGCACTATCTAAAGCAAACTGTTCGAGGAAACCGCCAGTTGTGCTGTATTTAGGGCTTGAATAGATTTTCTTTTGTTCCTCTAGCAGTTTGATAATGCGGTCCCTCTCATGGGACATGCCAACTTCAACGGCGTCAAGTAATGGCAGCGGTGTTGTTGAACCGCAATAAATACAAGTTTTTTGTTCCATTTGTTTTCCCTTCATTTTTTTATTGAATTCGGCTGCCCTGTTCAACCAGTGCACGAATTGCAGGCTTGGGTCATTTGATTCCTGAAACCCAGATTTCACCTGCGTCGCCACCCCATGCGTCCCATGCTACACGTCCAGGTGTCGGATAACCTGGTTCACCACGGCTGAAACCTTGTGCTTTTTTGTCAACTGCGTGACGGGCGAAATACGAACGCATTCTTCCAACAGTTTCCATGCTGATTTCTTCACCACGGGCTAATTGTCCTGCACGAACACGGCCAACGCTTGTGAACCCTGAACCTGCTTTTCCTTCTGCAATCCAGTCAAGTGCGCGTTGTGCCGCTTCTTGAACCATTTTTGGTGGACGGGGCATTTTAGTTTTCCTTTTCTTCGGCTGGGTTGTGGCATTCGCAGTCGCAAACTATGTCAGTTGCAACATAAATGCATTGTGCGTGGTGGTTTGTTAGGCACCACCCGAACTTAGCCATGGTTTTTTTCACCCATAAGGTATGCGGTTAGTGAAGCGATTTTGTCAATGCGGAAACCAGACCAAATCTTTGTGTCTGTTGTGACGATTGGTGCAGACATGAAACCTTGGTCAATGAAGGTTTGCATTTGTTCAGGGTTTTCTTCCAAGTTCTTTTCAACAAAGTCAATGCCGCGCTTAGTTAGTTCCTTCTTGGTTTGTGTGCACTGAACGCAGTTGCTTTTAGTCCAAACTGTGATTTCCATTAGTTTCCTTCTGTTAGTTTTTGAAGTGCTTCTGCTTTTTCTTTTATTTCGGCAATGACCCTGCCGATTTCTTTTAGTTCAATGCTTAGAAGGTCTAAGCGTGTTTCAAAGTCTAGTTCTTCAGTCATTGTCTTCCCTTACTACATAAGCCCATTGTTGTGCGTGGCGGTGTTTGCGTGCGTTTATTCGCATTGTTGGTGCTTTGGTGCGGTGGCGTTTGATTTTGAAAACTACTCTGCCGTAGGCAAGTAAGTATTCGTCACCGAATCGGAATTTGTTTTTTACCATGGAACCCAGGTGTCCCTTCTGCGTTTGCTGTAGATTAGGCGGTTGATTGTGCCACGGATTCTAACGCGTAGGGTTAGGTTTGGTTGGCGTAGTAGGTTTGCGCGGTGGCGGGCTTGCTTAGTCATTTCATCATTCCTGAAAAATCAAAAGTTGCTTGTCCTAAACGTTTAGCAATTAGTTCACAATACTTTTCTTCTAGTTCAATCCCTATGACTTTACGGCCTAGATTTCGTGCCGCAAGAAGCGTCGCACCAGACCCAGCAAAAGGGTCTGCAATAGTTCCTGTGGTTTTTTCAATAAGCAGTTCCATAAGACCTACTGGCTTTGGAGTTGGGTGGTCTGGTCTGTTATGGTCGCCACTCATAAGCATTTGAACATTGACAATGCTTGCTTGACGGGTGCCAGTCCACCCAGTTTTTCCAATGCAATAGATTTCTTCATGGGCTGAACCAAACGGAATTGAAAGGTCCCCCATATATCCACAAGGTGTTTTGTCCCAGATAACTGTTTGCTTAGTTTGTTTAGGTTTTTCAATTTTCCATGTTCCAAACACCAATCCTGCCTTTTCATTTCCCCAAAGTTCTAGGGATTTATCGCGAAGGTCAGTGTTGTTGTCGCCATGAATAAGTTCGTGCCAGTTAGTTCTATTTCCGCGATTCATGTTTGATTTGTAATTCTGACCATATGGCGGGTCTGTCACTAAAACGTCTGCTGCAAGCCATTCAGTAATTTCTAAGCAATCGCCGTGGTATAGCGTCACCCATTCATCTTCATAATATGGTTTAGTCACTTGGCCAGTTCCCGTCTAGGACCATTAGCCCAATCGCTGCATAGTTCAGAAGGTCTAGGTAGGAATCGCGTAGTGATTCGTTTTCTGGGTCTGCTGCTTTGTCAATCAGGTGGTTTATGCGTGCGGTCTTGTCGTGCATTCTTACACGCAACCCGTTCAATGCACCGCCAGGTGCGTCTGCAATGTTGCGCGGTCCATAGTCAAGGTGCTTCTTGATTAGCAACGCTTTGGCTTCTTCAAACGTTTCAGACAATGCTGCTTCGAATAGTCCGTCGTTATCTTTTGCTGCGGCTAACATCTTGCTGCGGACTGCTGGGTGGTTTGTTGCGAAAATGTCGGTTCGGTATTCTGTCATTTGGTTTCCCCTTCAGGTGGTGTGGATAAGTGAATAAAGTCCCAGTTTTTGTTTATGTATTGGTTTATGGCACGGTAAGCGTCTTTCCAACCTTTGTTGTAAGCCTTATCTACTTTTTTCTGAATGACTTCGGAAACTGGTTTGACTTCTTCACCTGCTAATAAAGCGTTCAGTTCAGCAATGCGGTTGTTGCGCTGTCGAATGATTGTGTCTAGTGCTTGAATGTGTGCAATTAGTGCGTCTTTGTTTCGTTCTTGATTACTCATTTTGTTCCCTTCAATAGTGATTGTTGCCCTGCAAACCATTGTTCTTTCATTAGGGCCTTTTGAAATTCTTCTAACGTCACAACCTTACCTGTCCTGTAAGACAAATCATTGCGTTCTTTTTCTAGTGCAAGCAGTTGTTCTTTAGACAAGGTTCATTTCCTTTGCTAATGCCCAAAGTTCACCTGGCTTTGCGTCTTTGATTGTTTCCATGTTTTTTTCTTCGGCTGGCTTGCTTCGCCAAACTTTCAAATAGTGTCCCATGCACAAACGCTTGGCGTGAACTTTTTTGTGGCATAGGTCGCAGTTGTCTGGACGTGCTTCGTAGCCTTCGCGTAGTTTACGCATTTAGTCCCCCGCAAAGTTCAGTGTGTGCCTGCTGTGGTGTCTGGTCTGTTAGTTCTGCATAAGCAGTAATTGCTGGAACGTAAACGTCCCATAGCGGGTGTGTGCTTGGCAGTGTCATTGCGTTCATTAGTGCGTCGCGTGCAATGTTGCGTGCTTCTGTCACCTGTGGTGTTTGTTCAAGTGTCATTAGTTTCCCTTCTTTGCGATTATGAACATTAGTCGGACTAGGCCAGCAACAATGCTGATTAGAAAAGCAATGCCAACCCATTCTGGGATTAGTGGCACTAGCAGGTCAACGGCTGCGTAAAGCACAATGAAAACTATGAAGCCGAAAATGAATTTTAGGGTTCCCATTATGCACCAACCTTTGTTGCGTGGTTTACATAGACGTTCTGAACTAATTGGTAAAATAGCCGTTCACGCGCCTGGCGGTTATTCAACCGTTCGCTGAAACGGCCCTGACCAATTTCGTAAAGTGAAACTAGACGAACGTCATTAGGTGTGTTTGACATGGATTCGTCGAAGTAAGCCTGTGCGATTTCATCTGCTTTTGCAAAACGAAATTCTGCAAATACTTCGCGGTCTACAAGGTCCCAGTTGATTTTGCTCATTTTTTGATTTCCCTTCAAGTTCCTAGGGGGCCGTTTACGCGGCCACCTTTGAACAAACCTGACAAACTTTTGCATTTGTTTTGTCTGCTGCGATTGCTAGTGCTTCTGCTGCTGATTCTGAAACTGCTTGTGGAAAGTAAATTTTGCGGTTGTTTCCACGGCGGCTGTCAAAGCAAAAAGTGCTGCCAACTTCGTTTGACAGGTGAATAACTGTTCCAGTTCCTACAAATCCCGCCTTGTAAGTGTTCATTTTGATATCCCTTCGTGCCCGTCCTTCGGGCTATGTATCTAGTGAACCAGTTAGTGTTTCAAAAGTCAAATCCATTTGGGCACTTTTTGATAACAGTTTCATAACGGCTATTTGCCGCAAACCTCGCACACCCCAAAATCCAGTGAATTACTGGCAAGTTCGGCTTCCAGCAGGTTTTCAGGGGTCGCCAATTTGATTGCGACACGCACCCCCGCTTCGCGTGAATCGGCGTAAACCTTGCTGGCAACCCACTTCACTATCAGGCTATCGTCTTCAAGGGCTTTACAGTCCACGCTCATACCGTCACCCAGGGCGCGGCATAACTTGTCCAAGTCAGGTGGCACGGTTGGAAGCAAACGCTTCACCGATTTTGGACGCGGAAGGAAGAACGTCGCGTAAACCACAACAGGTGCGGTAAACGGACGTTCGTCCCCCGTCGCTTCAAACGCCAACTGCACTGCAGCCGCGATTGCTTTACGCCAAGGCTTCACGTCACTGGCTTCAACAAATCTGCCGTTGCCAACATAACGTTTGGACCCCTGCGGTCTTGGGGTGCCAAACGCACTGAAATAAAGTTCCTGGCGTGATTCGCTCATTGTCTTGCTTTTATCCAACCTGTCAAAGCACCCATGATTGTGTAATAGACGGCTGCCAGTGTGTTCAACCAAATCAAAACAGGATTGGTGACAACTGCCGCATTAGCGAAAAACAAAAATGCGAACATAAACGAAAAGAAAACGATAAACATTAGAACGGTAGTTCGGTATCTACTGCAGTCCAAGAATCAGGAACAGGTGCAAGGACTTCTTTAGCCGCTGCAACTGCGTCGCGTGGGCCACGTTCAACTTTGCGAACAGACTGTGCACGAACTTTCAAAGCAACACCTGTGGTGCCGTCCTTCTTGTCGTAAGTGCCAACCTTTAGCGTTCCTTCAACACGAACCAATTCACCTTCAGGAATAGTCACACCTTCAGGCAAGGTCACGTCAAAGTAATCGCGGCCTACGGTTTCCCATTGACCTGTTGCGTCATTCTTTGCACGCTGCGAATGGCTAACCTTTGCAACGGTTCCCCAAGAAAAAGGCTTCACTTCATTCACAAAGCCTTCAAATATAACATTCACTGCCATTTGTTTCTTCTTTCATTTCGGTCCCCATGCGGGGCACTTTGGTTCCTACCTGCGGTGCAAGCAGATTTTGCAAGACACGATTGAATTACCGTGTTCACACTTTGGTGGCGGGGCAGCAGTTGCCTTCGCCTGTGCACTTTCACGCATTAGGGCTTCAGTGGCCTTCAGCGACGCTTCACGGGCTTTTCGTGCCTGTTCTGCAGCGATTAGTGCAAGTTCTTCTTTAGACCGTTCACGGGGCGGCAGCGGGTCGTCTGACCAACGTCCAGCATTTAGCCAAGTGGCTGGGTGGGGAATAAAGTTTTTATCTTGCGGCAAGTAAGGGTCATTGGCGAACCGAATAGCCCCAGCAAGCACTTCTTCACCTTCAGCCTTGAACGCTTTGCAGAAAACCTTACGGGCTGCGTCCTTGCCAACCTTTCGTGGATAAACCTGCCAGAACTCATTGAACGCACGGTCAAGTTCATCTTGACCAAGAACTTCTTTATCTTTGTATTCTATAAAGGTTGTATTCTTATTGTCCGTTGGTTTTTCCGTAGCGGAATCACCCGCTGTGGAATTTCCAACGGTGGACGGATTCAATACTGTCCAAGCCTTTGGGCCAAATCTTCCGTCAATGCCCTTGGTTGCTTCAGTGCGCAACCAGCCTTTGCCTTCTAGGTTTTTGATTCCTTCGTTTATGGCATAGCGGCCCATTCCAGTTTGTCGTTCAATCTGGGTGTAGGTAAGTTCATAACCGTCTTGGTGGCTCATTAGATAAGCAAGCAGACGGAATGCCCCAGGTGTTATTTCTGGGTCGCGGATTGCGTCATTTGGAACCTGCGCAAACGGTTGGTTGTCTTGGCGGTAAAGTTTCCGCACACCTGTGTCTTGTGTCATTCGTTTCCCTTCGAATTTATTACTTTACGGTCAAAGTTATCATCTAACATGAACCACTGATTTTTCTGCGTGTCGAAAACAGGATTGGTCAATGGGTCCTGCCAAGTTTCAAGTTTCCAACCAAAATCTTTAGCAGTATCAGCCCAAAACGCATTCGATTCAATCAAACCATTCAACTGACTGCAAAGCACAATAATGTTGCTAGGCACGTCACGCACCTTGCTGCCACCCATGCCACGGTTCGCGCGGTGATTCGGTGAAACTGCTTCGCTCTCTCCACAATGCAGGCACCCACCGTCACGTTCCAAAAACTTCGCAAACTGTTTAGGCGTCATTCGTCGTCCCAATCTGGTTCATAATTAGGCAACGGCATTTCACGCGGCTGAAAACCTGTAGCAATTTCAACCTGTGCCATGCCGCTAGTTGGTGTGTCATTCAAAACTTCGTCACGGTCAGGGCAAGGGTGCTTCTTACGCCATTCACGAACCAACCTTGGTTCATCTGGCAAAAAAGAATCCACCAAAAATTTGGCACCACAACTGCAACGTTCCTGAATCATCTTGTCGTCTTAAAATCCAATTCAACCATGCGTGCAGAAGTTTGCACCGCCATAGTTGCTTCTGACAACTGGCGAAGTTTTTGCTTTATGTAGTCAACTTTGACTTTTTGCATTTCGGCTGCCATGCGTGCTTCTTCCGCTTGCAAACGGCTAATTGCCTGGCGGTCATTTATTGTGCCCTTGGCTTCCAAATAGGCTGTGTATTCAATGCGGTCTGCAGCAGCGTCCAAGCGAACCAATTCGTTCGCTTCAACCTGCAGCAGTTTCACACCACGGTCTGCTTCTTCACGAATCCGCGCAAGTTCACGCACCACGTCCGAAGGTGTCAAAATTTCAGTCATGGTCTTTTTCCTCTAACTTCATTTGCACAAGAATAAGACGCAAGTGGACCCGCTTCGCTTCGTCCTGAAAAGGTTTAGCGTCCCAGCCATTTGCTTCATACGCTTTGGCTAGGGAAACGATTTGCCCAAACAGTTCGACAAGAATAGCCCTGTCGCGTGCTAACGGGTCCAAGTGGTCTTTAGGCAAAAGTCTTTGCCTTTGCTGTGATTGCGTCCGTCACGGCCTTTGGTGCCTTCTGGGTGCGTGCTTCGTTGAACAACTGAACTGCACTGTCACGGTCCTTTAGTGCAGCAACTTCAGCGTTCCAGTTTCTTGCAGTTGCCGATTCAACTTGACGATTGCGAACTTCTTCTGAAGACGCAACCCCCTTGCGTGTGTCAACTGCCAAAGCAGCAACCATTGCACGGCCCCAAGCGGCTGTTTCGGCATTCTGAACTTCGCTGTCGCGTGTGAAATTTGTTGGTCCTGGAATTGGTTCCCAAGCGGTTCCCATGCCTGGACGAATGTCGTCTGGGGTGCGGTAAGCCGCAGCGGTGTAAACCACCCAGTCCTTACCGTTGACGTTCACAAATTCCAACGAATGTTGCTGAAGTGAACCTTCTGGGTATTTTTCACGAAATTCAACAATGCGGGTTGCAACGTCAATGTAATCAAGTGGGCCTTTGTAGTTAGCCATTTTTTCCCTTCCTAAAGATTGCTTGAAAAATAGATTCTAGCGTGACCAGCCTACCACGGGTGGCACGGGTGTTGCGTGTGTTGACATCTATTGAAGCGCGTGGTGCTTCCATTGCCAGTTCCCGAAGTTTTGCAGATTTGATTGCAACAAACCCGTCACCGCTTGGTCCAGCAAACACAAACCATTCTGCTTCGGTGACGTTCAAGCCAGATTTGACCCATTCACCTTTGCGGTTGAACTGCCATGCTTCAACATAGACGTTGCCTGTTTCAATGGCGCGGTAATCAGTTTTCACTTCAATCTTTGAACCACTTAGTGCTTCAAGGAAAGTTCCAACCAGTTTTTCACCAACCATGCCACGGGAAAAGTCAATGTCAAAATGCGGTTGGTAGCCACTCATTTTTTCACCACCAAGAACGGGGCACCACCACCACGGGCTTGACGCGTCAACACCCACTGCCCATTTATCAAACCACGTTTCGCCTTACCCATTACCTGCAACACTTCAGCCTTGACCAAATCCATTTCGGCCTGTGCTTCAGCAAGAACGCGTGCCGCTTCAAAATACGCAACACCTTCAATGCTCAATTCAACTTCACTGTCTTCAATGTCTGGGTGCATGAAACGCACGGTTTCCAAAGTGGAAGTATAAGGTGCGCTAAAGGGTGGCAGTTTCTGCGGTTCAACGTAGTTGTTTACAAAGTCTGTGACCTTCGCCAAGTTTGCGTCTGCTTCAAATTCGTCGTAAGTGATTTCAAACACGCGTGGCTTGCTGCCGCTAAACAAAACAACAACCTTTGCTTTTTTCATGCCAAAGGTTTGCAAATACCACAACACTTGTGCGCGGTAAGTTGGTGGAATAATGTCGTCGCCAGTTTCGGTTTGTTTCCACTGGTCTTCGTAGCGTGCAGTTTTGACTTCAATAAGGTTCCAGGTTTTGCCACCGTCTTCGGTGAACAACGCGTCTGGGTTTGCTTGCTGCCAGTCGCGGTCTTTGTGTCGCCATGTTCCTGCGTTTCGCCACAATTCAATTTCTGGATTTTTCTTTTCGAACCAGTCAAGGATTACTGGTTCAAGAATTGTGCCCCATTCCATTGCTTCGCTAGTTTCAAAATCAGATTCGATTTTTCCTAAACGTTTTGCTGCCCAGGTGTAAGGGCTGGTCCATTCTGATAGTCCGCAGATTACACCAACGTCACTGCCACCAATTCCTTTGGCACGTTGTGCGTGCCATTCAGGTGAACCGTCTTCGAAGTTTCCGACAAAGATTGCGTCACCCAGTGTTTCACTTACGTGTGTTATTTTATTTGTAGCCACTTCTTTATTTCCCTTCAGTTGTGGTTAGCAGACCACGGGTTGACTTTCGTCCCCGTGGTTTTGCGTTTCCAGATTTTATGTTGTAAGTTCATTGTAGTCGCACCGTGCGACATTTTGCAACGAAGGGAAAACCGTGGCTTACGAACTACTAATTTCAAAAGACCTACTAGACCTATACAAAGCACAAGACGAAGCAGACGAAGTGGTGCCCTGCACCAACTTCCCAGACCTGTTCTTCCCAGCGAACGAAGACGGGTCAAACATGATAAAGCAAGCCCGCGGATTCTGTGCGTCTTGCCCCATTGTCGCCCAATGCGCTGAATACGGAATCAAGAACGAACCAGACTTCGGAATTTGGGGTGGACTAACTGTGAAAGAACGTGACCAAATTCGTGCAGCGAGAAACAAAATGCAAAAAACCGCGTAAGACAAAACCCCCAGGAACCAAGGACCTGGGGGTTTCTTATTGTCTAAATACTGCGAAACAAACGCTTGAAAGCAGCGGCGGTCCGTTCACTGCGGCTTGCCGCGTATTCGACAATTCCCAACTGTCTAGTTGCAGATTCAATCCACTGCATAAGTGGGTCGTCTGAATCTAGTTCAGTATGTTCAGTTTGCAACAACTGATTCAGCAACGTGTCCAATTCGTCGTCAAATTCTTGCGAACCAGACTGCCTAATTCGTTCCAACAAATCAGACAACGGCAACCGAATCTGCTCAAAATCATCTGACCAAATCAAGTGCGGGTCGTCCAACAACGCAATCGCTTCTTTTAGTTTCTCATTCATAATTTTTCCCCTGCTAACGCATTCACCAAACGAACAACGGCACGGTCAACAGACTTCTTGCCACCGTCCTTTGTAATCCCCTTAAGTTCCCCTATTTCTTCAAACGTCAACCCGTCACGGAAACGCCAAGCCAAAACTTCTTTGACGTCTGGGTTCAAACCATGAAAGGTTTGACGAATGTCTGTTAGAAGATTCAAAGCCACGTCGTATTCGGCAGGAACCGAAACAGGTTGACCTGTCACTGGGTTCTGGGCAACCGTGGTTTGTGGTGTGTCTTCAAAAATAAACGGCAACGCACGTTCAACCAAAGCAACTGTGTAAAAGTTATCTGCCTGAATTGGACGGCCTACACGGGCAGCCTGTTCGCGTGCACAAAACTTTGCCGCTTCACGTCGCAAACTAACATACAGTTTGCCTTCAGACGCTTCTAGACGCCACCGTTCCAACGCACGCGTATTTTCTACAAGCCAAAGGTAAAGGTGGCTTGTCAGGTCGTCTATCTCCACTGCAGACCATTTGCTGCCAACTCGCCAGGCAACCTTTTCTGCAAGTTTCATTTCATTCGGTAAAACAGTCACTAAATTGCTTTCATTGTTGCGGTAGTCAAACGGGAACCACGCTGCCAAGTGCCACAATCTTTGCACTGAAAACGTTGGTAAGTTCCTGCAGTTGTTTTTGCAGTGCCACGACGTTGCAAATTAGTTGACGAACAGTTTCGGCAACCGTCTTCAACACCGTCATGCAAAGCAGAATGCGGACCGTTCTTTATCCACGGTTTCAAAATTTCATAAAGGTCAACTAGAAGGTTCACGTCTTGAATTTGGTATTCTTTCATTTCTTTCCACGCGGCTGACTTGCCAGCCATGCAGTCCAACCAAAGTTGGAAACCACTGTGTTGAACTTTCGAACCAACACCAAGCAGTTGTGAAACATAGTCAAGTTTATTTGACGGCATTCTAAAGTTTGCTTTGACAACCCGCATAAGGTCCAGGTCTTTCCATGGTGCGGGCGGCAGGTATCCGTTTTCAAGGAATTCACGGTTCATGTGCTTCGTGTCGAAACTTATACTGTTCCAACCAATCACAACGTCTGCCTGGTCAAGTAGTTTGTGCATTTCGTCCAGCATGGCTTCTTTGCCGTGGTGGTGAATGCTTTTGAAAATCACTTTGTTGCTGTCGTTCCAGCGTGCACCGAAACAGATAACTTCGGTAGAAGACACTAACTGGTTTATGGCAATGTTCTGGTCCCAAAGTGCCCAGACGTGGGCAAGATTTGGGCTAGTTTCTAAATCAAGAAATAGGATTTTCATTGCGCTACTTTCATTTTATGGTATCTCTGTAATTCATTATTTGCATGACATGCTTTGCAACTACGGTGTGTGCCACGTCGCAAATAAGTATTTTCGGCAGTAAATTCGTGCCCATTATTGCAGTGTGTTTTAGAACCATTGAATGAAGTTGAACGCCTTATGTTTTCAGCAAGTGTGACTTGTTCTAAGTGTTCTGGATTTAGGCAAGCCTTATTTTTACAAAGGTGGTCCACTGTCAAAGATTCATCTAAACCATTGTGCGTTTGCATTAGTGAAATGCGGTGCACTCTGTATTGCTTTAGTTTGCCTTCTTGACGCACTGACCAAACACCATAGCCGTCACGGTCTTTGGCTGCGGTCCAATTCCAACACCCAGGTGTTTTATCTACCTTGGCCCAAAAAAGTTCTAGATTCATACCATAAGACTAGCCCGCGTGCAAGTCTAAAGTTGTCGTTTATGGTTTTGGCGTGTCGCAAAAGAAAACCCCCGCCGAAGCGGGGGCCTTTCCAATTCTTTACTTGACTGTGTTTTCTGCCTTGATAATTGCCAAAGCAATTTTGAAAGTGTCGAACACTGCTTCGCCAACTGACATCTGTGAAGGCACTGTCATGGCCTGACCGTAGGTTGCTGGCTTGGTGCCAACCTTGCCGTTGCTCATAACCCAAGCAAATTCAGCGTCCATTTTGGTTCCAATGCCGAACTGGTTTCTCCATGCAAAGCATAGGTTCAAGGCTGCTAGGTTCTGGCGGTTTGACTTCTTGCTTACGCCTGTTGCGATTCTTGCCATTTTGGTTCCCCTTCGTTGGTCCGTCTTTCGGGCTATGTATATATTGAAACACTGACTTTGCCATTTGTCAAATCTATTTGATAACGAATTTGTAACGAAAAACCCCCGCCGAAGCGGGGGCCTTCCCAGTCCTTTACAGTTTGTGCGGTGCGTCGTGGTTGTCGTTTTCAAGCGATTCGTAAAGCACGCCTTCCGCAAAGGTCTTTGCGCACTCTGAACCAACTGGGAACCAGCCCATAAAGCCACCGTCGCGGACTGCTTCGCCTTCAGACTTGGCCCAAACGGAACCACCATTAGCAACGCAAACCCACTTGGCGGTCTTGCCAGTCTTACGTCCACACTGCACGCAGTTGTGAACTGAACCTTCAGAAGCCCAGTTTAGTTCCCCGTTGTGACCAATCTTTGCTGACATTTTGTTTTCCCTTCGTTGCCGTCTTTCGGCTTATGTAGATATTCAAACAGTTAGTGTTTCATTTGTCAAATCCATTTGGTCACAATTTGATAACAAACCAGAATTCGTGCGAACGCACCAAAAGGGACACTTTGCGGTGGTTCCAAGGGACAATTTGCGGTCTTTTCGTGCGAACGCACCAATTTTGTCAATTTAAGGCAGGTGTCAGTAAATTACTGACAAATAGAAAAACCCCCTACCCGTAAAGGCAGGGGGCTTGTCAAGTAGGGGTTTACTTAGTTTCTTCTTCGTCTAGGTCGCCAAAGTCGTCCCAGTTTATTTCGTCGTGCTTAGAAGTTTCAATCGCTTCCTTCACGGCTGCAGAATCCTGCTTCGCCACCGCTGCACGGAAACCCTTTTCAATGTCCTGGTCTGAAATGCCAGCGTCCCACGCCAACTGCACACCAAAGAAAATGATAATGCCGCTGAACACGGTAGCAACACCAATAAGGCCACCCTGCAACCAACCAACAGTTGTCGAACCCGCAGCCATGCCAGGGATAAACGCAAACATAATCACACCGATTGAACGAATCAGAATGTTCTTTAGTTTTGTCAAAATGTTTTTCATAACTTCCTTATTTAGTAGTTTCGGAAGCGGTCTTTTTTTCTTCATTTATGCGGCGGCGAATGTAAGCGTGTCCGTCAAACACTTTGCCAACTGCCCCGCCCTTAGTTGTAAGTGAACAGGTGAAATGCAAGTGGGTTCCTGAAGACGCTGAACCTGAAGTTCCAGCCGCACCAACACTGTCGCCAGACTTTACCTTGGTGCCAACCTTCAACGGGCTTTGCTTATCCAAATGGCAATACATGAAATAGACATAAGTGCTTTTACGGTCCTTGCCCCAAGGTCCCATGACCTTCAGTTCAACAACCCAACCCAAAATGTCAGACCAATAGTTTGCAGAAATCACACCGTCATTCACTGCAGGAAGTGGTGCACCTTTTTTCATGCCGTTCCAGTCAACACCACGGTGCGGACCCAAACCCATTTTCTTACGCGCTTCAGGCCATTCACCAAAACCGTCCGCCAACATTTTGTCAGGGAAAGGTAAACGCCAAGTCATTAGAACTTCACCACTTCGCCAGCAATAAGATTCTTACCACCATTAGCAGCCATGATTCTTTTAGCAGCGTCAAACGGTGCTTCGCCAGACTTAACAAACTTCTTGCCAAGCAATGCGTAAGTGTCACCGTCCTGAACAATGTATTCGCCAGACTTCAGAATGGTTTCAACAACTGCCGCTTCAATGATTTCGTCCGCTGTTATTTTTTCTTCGGCAGGCAAGGTTTCATCTTCAACGATTTCAACAACAGGGTTCGATTTTTTATTGCTCATATTTTTCCTAACCTAGATTTCCAACAAGCGTATAAACGCCAGCGGCTACACATTGAACAGTTGCGCCTGCGTGTTGCTTTGCTGTCTTTAGCAAACCGTCCGCGCTATTTAGCGTGACACCCGAAGCCGCAAAAGTTATCTGCCCAGCACCACGCTGAATAAAGTCAATTCTTTGCCCTACCGATAGCACGTTTGCGAGCGTAATCGTAATAGCGCCAGCAGTCGAACAAATCAAAGAGTTAGCGTCACCCGAAACAATCGTGTAGTTAGCGGTCTTATCCGAAACAGTTGTGGCAATAGCAGAATTGTTGTGCGTGTGGCTTGTCGAAGCCTTACCGTCCAATGCGGTTTGTAAACCAGTCACGTCCGCGATTGCATGGGTGTGAACAGTTGCCGCCTTGCCGTCTAATGCAGTCTGTAAGCCTGTGACGTCTGAAATAGCGTGCGTGTGTGCAAAGTCAGTTATTTGTGACTTAGTGTGCGTGTGACTTGTAGCGGCCTTGCCGTCAAGTGCAGTTTGCAAACTTGTGACGTCTGCGATTGCGTGCGTGTGACCAACAACAGACAAGTTTGCTTGTGCAGCGGTTTGGTTAGTCCACAAACCAGAAGCAGAATCAAACGCTAGAAGTTCGTTGTCATTGCTAGGTGGTTCAGCAACTGAAACACCGTGAAGTTCGTTTAGTTCATAACCGTTCTGAACCTTGACAAAAATTTCACCATTCACTGATTGAACACGGGTCACAACACCCAAATAAACGCTGTGTGCAGGTTCTGCAGGTGGTGTGCCAAAAACAAACTGTCCTGCAGTTGTTGACAACCAAATTGACTGTCCTGCAGTCGCGGCAGAAGTGTCCAACCCTGGAAGCAAACCTTCAGTGATAACAAAACCAATGGAACCAGTTGTTAGTGCCTGTTCCAAAATACCCATGGTTTTTGAAGACGTCGCTTCAGTGTCTGCGTCTGCAAGGCTCACGTTCATGTTTGTGCCGTCAGAAGTAGAAACATAAACAACAGAACCCTTTGGCATGGTCGCACCACTGTTGTTCTTTACAAGGTGCTTGACCTGACCTGTGTAGTTGTCAATCCAAGTGGTGTTGTAATCAGTGCCGTCAACTTTGGCAAGAATTTGCCCAGTTGTTCCACCCGCTGCAACGCCAGGACCAGTTGCACCCGTGGCACCTGTAGCACCTGTTTCACCTTGAATGCCCTGAATACCTTGTGGACCCTGTGGGCCTGTAGGACCTACTTCACCTTGAATTCCCTGTGGTCCCTGTGGGCCAGTTTCACCCTGTGGTCCCGTAGGTCCTGTGTCACCTGTGTCACCTTTAGGCCCAGTTGGACCAGTTGCACCTGTTGCCCCAGTTGCGCCAGTTGCACCCGTAGGTCCAACAGGTCCTGTTGCACCCTGCAAAGCAAGGGGAAACCAATGGGCTGCAGCCTCACTAGGAATTTCACCAACAGTCGGATTGCCTGAAGCAAACCAAGAGGAACCATTGTAATAAACGGCGTCATTTTCAACATAGTCAACAATGTCAGACCAAACACCCTGCCAGTTCATGTTGTTAGCACCTGTGGCACCAATAGGTCCCTGAATACCTTGTGGGCCTTGTGGGCCTGTGTCGCCAGTGTCACCCTTTGGACCTTGTGGACCTGTCGCGCCAGTGGCACCTGTTGCACCTGTTAGGCCGCGTGGCCCCTGTGGACCTTGTGCACCGTCAAAACCGCGTGGGCCTTGCTCACCTTGAATTCCCTGCGGACCCTGGTCGCCTTTTATGCCCTGTTCACCACGGTCCCCCTTTGGACCTGCAGGACCAGTGGCACCTGTCAAACCAGTGTCACCCTTTGGGCCCTGTGAACCAGTGTCACCCTTCACACCTTGTAAACCACGCGGACCCTGTGGACCCGCTGGACCTGTTTCACCTTGCGGGCCTTGTGCACCTGTAGGACCTGCAACACCCTGCGGACCTGCAGGACCCTGCTCACCACGGTGTGCAAAAACACTAAGAAGTGTGTCTGGTTGTCTAACAATACGAACAGGCATTAGTCACGCACCACTTCTGGGCTAACGTGCACGCTGCCCTGAACCAAACGAACAGTTTCAGTTGGACCATAAAGTTCAACCGCATAAGCGTAAGTTGCTGCGAGCAAAGTTGAAGTATCTGCAGCCGAAGCAACAAAAATCAAACGTCCAAATTCAACGTCAACTTCTGCGTCAATCTCTAACGCAAGGGGTGCGTCAAAAGTTTCACGAAACTGCATTTTGGCAGTGTAGCCAGTAAGGTCAAACACTGTTTCGTCTTCATTAGTATATTCAAATTCGACGCGCCAGGTTGCCCCTGCGTCAACGTGTAAGGTGTAGAACTCTGCCATGTTATGCCCCTAAGTTTGTGTTTATTGCTGCAACAACAACGGCTGTTAGTGCCGCGCTTGCTAACGCTGTGACCCATGCGGTCTGCCAGCGTGCTTTTTCCAATTCGCGTGTGCGTGCTTCATGGTCGTCAAGAATCCCTTCAATTCTTGAACGCCAAGCACGGTCTGCTTTTATTTCTGCTTTTATTTCGGCAAGGTCTTCAACAACACGCAACAAAAGTGTTTGCTGTGAAGTGCCGCGTGAAGTTGGTTCAGACACGGGCAACCCTTTACTTTGTTAGGGCAGCGATTTCGTCCGCGGTTAGACCTACTGCTTCAAGTTTTGCAACTGCAGACGCTTTTGCTGCGGCTGCGGCTTCTTCGGCTGCCACGCGCTCTGCTTGTCTAGCAGCAAATTCTGCTGCGTCCAATTCAGCCTGTGCGTATTCTTCGGCAGTGTATTCCACAAGCATTTCTTCGCCTGTTTCACAATTCTTGATTAGGTTGAATTTCTTTTCCATTTGTTTTCCTGTCATTATGCTACGTTAGCCCCGCCAGAACCCTTGGTGATTCCGTAAAGTGAAACTGTGCTGAATTGGTCAAATGTAGCGGGGGACGAAAGAATCACTAATTTAATATTGTTTATAGCAGAACCATTATTCCACCTGCTGCCATACATACTTACAAACGCTTGAGAACTTACGTTTTTTTCTACTGCTGTTTCAGTTAGCATTTGTTTTGAAGTGCCACTAGTGTAATTCGGGATATAGCACTTACCGTTGCTGAACGTATTTGCGTCGCTGCTAGTTCCATTTACGGGTTCTGGGAAGCCACCGATAATTCCACTATAAACATTGTAAAATGCACCAGCGGCACCGTTTCCGTAGCCATACCAACTATGGTCTTGGTAGCCGCTAGTAGAATCATTGAATCGAATAACCATTTCAGCGTCCGTTGACCCAGCAGCGCGACGTAGTGAAAAAACTAACATCAAATCGGTGTAGGTTTGCGGAATAGAAGCAAACTGTAATGTTGCAGGTGCGCCTGCGCCAGCAGTAATTGTGCTAATAAGTTCCATAGTCATTATGCAGCCACCCCGTATAAAGCAAATGTTGAACCAGCCGCAAAAGAAGTGTCGCAAAAAATCTGCACTTGTGTGACTGCCTCTGTTTTATCTATCATTGACAAAGTTAGTTGAACGTGTTGCGTTGGATTTGTTCCTCTAGTCAAAATTGTTTTAGTTTTTCCTGCTACTGAATAATCATTGACGTTTGCTGTAGCAATCCATTCGCTATCCGCACGCAAACTGCTTGCATTTCCAGTTAGAAAACACTGATTTAAAGCACTACTTTGAACACCAACATTTGACGAACCTTGGGCTTGTTGAAACGCATACCAGTTGCCGCTGGCTACACCATTTATTCGCGCATAAACCTGTGAACTTCCTGCACTTCCTGACCTTGCTTGCATAACAAAAACTAAGTCACGATAAGCCTGACTAATGCTTGAAAAAGTCACGCTGTTTGTCGCGCCACCAAGGGTTATGTTTGCTAACGGCACATAAGCCGACATTCCAACTGGCATTACTACCCCTTTATTCCATATAGACTTATGCGGCTATTTGCGGCAAAAGTTCCTGAAGATTCGATTGCGAAAGTTATTGACGAAATGGCTTGTGTGTTTCTCCATAAACCAGAAGTAAGTGAAATAGTAGGGTTTCCGTCATTGAAACTATTTCTTCCGTTTATTGACCTTACTGTTTTATTTACAGAAATTGAAGAATAGTCAGTAATTTCCATAACAGAAGTGTTGAATGCGTTTGTTGTGCGCCATATCCAGTTCGAAATTGCTATGTTTGGCTGGGTAATTCTATTGCCAGCATAAGTTGAACTTCCGCCTGCTTCAACAAAGTGTGAAGCATAACTGTTGGTTGTGTCACCGTTGAAAGTGATTAGGCCAAATCCCGTGTAGCCGTCACTCCTAACAGAAGTTCGCAACTGAAGGTGCTTATACCCTTGTGGAATTGACGAAAAAGTTATTGTTGAAACTGGGGACCCAACAACTGTTGTGCTAATCAGTTCAAATGTTTTTGAAGCACCGCCACCAAAAAAACCAATAGGAATAAGCATTTATGCACCCAAGTTTCCGATTAGGTAGTAAGCCCCGCCAGACTTCACAACGGTTGCACCTGCGAACTGTTTTGCTGTTTTTAGCAAACCGTCTGCACTGTTCAGTGTAATGCCTGAACCTGCAAAAGTGATTTGTCCCGCGCCCGCCTGAATGAAGTTTACGTTTTCACCGTCTGACAAAACGTCTGGCACTGTGATAGTGATAGCACTGTTTGTTGAACGAATGTAAGTGTTTTTATCCGCTGAAGTCAAAGTGTAATTCGCAGACTTGTCAGTGGACGCTGTTGTAATAATTGCAGAACTGTAAGAAGTTGGCTTGCCTGTGATTGAAGCCCAAGCCACTTCTGTTGCACCAAGGAAAGTGCGTGCGTCTGTGACCTTACCTGCGGCGATAGTTGTTGCGGCAGCGTCAACAGTGATTCTGCCAAGAAGCAACTGGTAAACACCTGCGTCTGTTTGAACCAAAGAAGGTGCTGCAGGTGAAACCGCTGCAGTGCCTGTGACAACAGACAAAATAATGCTGTTCGCTGAAGGGTCAAGTTCCAAAACAACATTGTCAATGCGTCCCAAAGTAGGGTGCGCGGCTGCAACAGTTAGAACTTCCAAATCAGTTGAACTGTAATAGTGACCGCGAACCATTGCCTGACCTGCAGGAACCTTCACCTGCATACCAGTTGAATCACCGTAAGGCTTCAATTCTGTGCCCGCAGACGAACCCTTTACACCTTCACCAATGTTGCGTGCCCACTGCGAAAACTGTGTTTCCGACGTGTCAACGTTTTCAAAAGGCCATGCGCTTTGTGCCATTTTGTTTTCCTTACTTTGTGCGTTCTAGTTTGCTAATGCGGACCGCTTGATTTTCTTGGCGGCTAAGAATTTGTGTTTCATAATCTAACGTTTTAGGTTCACCCACGGTTGCCCCAATACGAACACCGTCTGCGGAAATAAGAATTCCCACTTCTGTGACAACTGCAACCAATTCCAACGAACCAACAACAACCGTCACCTTGTCGCCAAGGTTCCAGTCAACACCAAACAACATGGTCTGGTCGTCTGAAGGTGTAATGCTTGCAGTGACTTGTGTCTTGCCGTCCTTTACAAGCATTTCGTCTGCCGCTGCTTGCAAACCTGCTTCAGTCAAAGTGCTACTTGAATCCACAAACGATTCAATGCGACGGCCCCAAACGTTTTCAGCGTCCAATGAATCGGCACTGGTTCGTTCAAGGAATGTTCTTGTCGCACCTTCACCTGCACCGCCAACAATGGCACGGGTTGCAATAGGGGCACTGAAAGCGTATTCTGTGCGGGTTAGTTTGTTGTTGTAAACGTCGAAACGAATGTAGCCTGAACGGTCTACGGCTTCAGTCACTTGAAATTCTAGTCCGTCGCCAACCTGTTCAACGCTAAAACTAATTTCACCAACGTCTGCCAAACCACGGATAAGTTCCAACAGGTTATCAAAACGGGCTGTGCCGTTTACTGTGCCGCCGCGTCCCAAATCAGTTTCAATGCTGAATCCTGGAATTGCACGTTGCACTGGGGCACTTGGGCCAATGTTTGCATCAACGTAAGCCTTCACAACTGTTTCTGCGGCACCTGTGCGAATGTCCTGCGGTGTTGTTTGTGCGGTGACGTCTGCAGTTGCAGGTGTTGGGTAAGCCAAGCGTTCGTCAAGAACTATCAAATCTGTCACACCTGAAATGGTGTAAGTTCCTTCAGGGTCTGTTGTGGATTGTTCTGTGACCACTGAACGGGTAGGTCCAGAAAACATTGTGCCGTCATTTGTTGAAACAATGATTCCTGCACCTGGGGTTGCTAATGCTTCTGCCATAGGCAAACCCACTGGTAGCGGAATAGACCATGAACCAACTTCTTTGTCACGCAGAACTGCGGTGAAACCAACCAAGTATTCTGCGGTTATCTGACCAACACGTTCAAAATTGGCATTGCGAACTTCAACAGTTAGGTCAGTGACTTCCATTAGTGAATTACCTCGTAGCGTGGTGAATAGTTGCAAGTTATGCGGGTTTCGGCTGTTGCGTCAACACCGTTCACTGAAACACTTGTGGTGCCAGGTGGCAAACTGAACAACTTTGGTGCAGGGTTCAGCAAAGCATAAAGGTTAGTGCCAGCGTCGTCCACAACAGTTCCTGCACCTGTGTCAATGGTAATAGTTGAACCCAATGGAATTGGTGTGCTAATACCGAAAGACTGTGTGCCGTTAGAAATAACCAAATCGTTGACTGGGCCACGAATAGACCAAACTGGTTGAATAGGAACGTCGCCAACGTTGTTGACTGAAACAACACCAAGGGTTTGTGAAGAAGTTAGTTTCAGTTTTGTTAGTTGCGGCAGCAAACCACGGCCTGTGTTTCCTGTGGTAATGCTAAAACTTTCAGTTTGTTCTGATTCCCAAAACGGTTGCGGTGCTTGCATTTGCACAACCCAGCGGCAGAAGAAACTTGTCGCGTCTGAACCGAACTGTGTTTCGGCACCACCAACATAGTGGGCATTCAAATACACGCTTGTGTTGTCGCTGTAGTTTGCAACAATCTTAGTTGCACCTTTGCCGTCTTGTAGAAGACGGGCCACGCGGCGAAGTTTTGTTTCTACATCTGCGCGGTCTGTTCCCATAATAACCAAAGGAAGGTCAAGGTCACGCACGCCACGCTTAGAGAAACGCCAAACACCACCTGCAGTTGCCGATTCGTCAATGCGAACACTGGTTGCTGGAATACCGAAACCTGTGACACCTGTTGCAAGAACAAAGTCGCTATTGTCTGCTAGAAGAATTTCGTCGCCGTTTGCCCCTATTAGGGAAATGGTCACGTCTACCATGCACCTACCGCCTTCGCACGCTTGATTGCCATAAATAGTTGCTGCTCTGCGTCAAGTGACTGGTTTGGTGCAGCAATGTAAGTAATGTTTCCGCCACCTGTTGCGTTTGAAACAATGCGTTCAAAGTCTTTTAGCGGTGTGACAAGTTCTGGACCTGCTTCAGCAATTAGCGCACGGGTTGGACGGTTCACCAAACCACCTGTTGCCATTTTCTTTTTTACAGACTTGAATGCTGAACTGGCCTTGCTTGCAGAAATCTTGCTAGGTGCTGCAACTGCCTTCTTAGTGGCAGGTTTTTTAGCCGCAGCCTTAGCCGCTGCCGCAACCGCTTCAGTGGTGTCCGCTGCAATAACGTTAGACAATGCGTTGCCAAATTCTTCAGCAACAGTTGTCATTTGTGCAACCAACGCTTTTTCTTCAGACTTCAAACCGTCAACGATTCCCTGCGCTGCCTGAATGCCCTGGTTGTAAAGAATGTCCCCAGCCTGTGTGCCAAGTTGCATTGCTGTTGAATTTGCTTCAGCGGCAAGGGTGTTCAACTCTGCAACAGTAGCCGCACCACCTTCAGCGATTGACTTTGCAAACTCTAGATTGCCTGAATCCAAAACTTGCTGGTAAAGGTCGCCAGACAAACCAAGGGTTTGCAACTGTGCTAGAACCTTTGCTAGTTCTTTGGTTCGCGCAATGCGGTCCTTCAACTGTGCAACTGCGTCCTTGGCAGTCATTTTGTCTTGAACTGCTAGGCCACTGCCAAACTTCTTGGTAATGCTTTCAATGTAGTTTAGACGTTCAGCAATGCGGTCTTTTAGTTTGTCTTCAGCAAGGTCAAGTTTCTTTAGAACTTCCTCGTGCGCTTTTGCAAGCGGTTCAATTTTTGCTGTGTAATCTTTGACAAGTTTTTGTGCAGCCGCTGCAGTCTTCTTCGAAATCTTTTTATCAGCCAAAGCGTTGGCAATGAAGTTGCCCACCTTTTCCATGGTGGCCTTCATGTCTGCAAGGTCCCCTGTTAGACCCTTCTTTAAGCCTTGCATAATGTTCTTACCGAATTGGATAAACACCTTTGAAGGTGAAGCAATTCCAAGGACCTTCTTGAAGCCGTCCATGGCTGTCTTACCAATGTTGCCGAAGAAATCGCCAATGCCCTTTGCGGCGTTAGTCAAACCTTTTAGCAAACCGTCAATAATGTTCTTACCTGCGTCAAGTAGCCAAGTGCCTACGTCGCCAAGTGCTTTGCGAATTGTGCCAGGCAAGTCAACAAACCATTTGATAACGGTAGCACCAAAACTAACGATTGCGTTGACTGTGTTCTTCCATGCGTCTGAAACGAACTTAGTCATTGTAGCCCAAGTGTCTTGGAAGAACGTGGTCTTCGTTGCAAGGAAAACAATGCCTGCAATAAGTGCAGCGGCAGCAATGGCAATGATTGTGAACGGGTTCAAAGCAAGAACAAAGTTCAAAATACCTTGTGCGATTGCCCAAGCCTTTGTTGCAATAGTGACTGCGTTGAAAATAACTAGCAACCCACCAAGCACACCAACGAAGGTGCCAATGGTTGGAAGGTTGTTTTTGATAAATCCAAACACTGCGTCAAACGCTGGCACCATGTTGTTGTTCATGAAAGTGACAATGCTGTTCACGATTGGTAGCAAAGCAGTTCCAAAAGTAATTGACAAGTCTTTGGTTTGTGCTTCAAGAATACGTTGCTGGTTTGCAAGTCCTTCTGAAGTGCGTCCAAAGTCACCCTGTTGAATTTGGGTTTGTTCCATGATAAGTGCGTAAGAAGCCAACACTTTCATTTGTGGTGTCAATGCTGTTTTGGTGGTGTCTGTCAGGCTCATCTTGACGGCCTGTTGACGCAAGTCAAAGTCGTTTAGCAAAACACCGAAACGCTTTAGCGGTTCTGCTTCGCCACGCAAACCTGAACCCAGTGCCTGAATCGCTTCGTCAACTGAAGTGTTATTGAATGAAGCAAGGTCTGTGGCAAGGGTCACAAGTTCTTTAGAAAACGCTGCGTTGTCCTGACCTGCAAGACCCGCTGCTTTTCCATAAACACCGAAAGTTTTAGACGCTTCCAAAACCTGTGTCTTGGACTGGCCTAGACTTTTCGCACCTGATTCAGCGAACTTCTGAATGTCTTCCGCTGCTTTACCAAAAACCTGACCAACTGCCGCGCCCTGTTCGTTGAAGTCAGACGCTGCAGTGATTGAATCCTTTAGGAAATTAGCAACACCAACTGCCGCGAATGAAGCAGCCATGGTTGCAAGTGCAGGCTTTAGGTAGCCGCCAATCTTAGAAGCAAAACCAGTGCCAGTGTTCTTGGCAAGAACTGCACCTGCGTCTGTTCCAGCGGTTCCCATTTGGGTCTGCATTCCACCTTTTAGGTAGGCTTCCATTTGGGCTGTGCCTGGAACAATGTTGACGAATGCAGTTGCTAATGCTGAACTAGCCATTTTCTTCCTTCGGGTTCATAGTTCCAAGGCGACGCAAAACTTCGTCGCTAGAAATGTTTTTGGTCTTACCCAGACGGCTACTGTTTTGGTCAGGCCATGGTGTTGGGTAAGGTTTGGGTTTGTTTTTGCTATTCACTGTGGCAAGCAAGTCGTAAAGGTGTGTCAACACAATCCATTCACGGCTTACTGGGTTCTTCCATTCCTGCACTGCGGCAGTTAGGTGTGAATCTGGTTCAGTTAGTAGCGTGGCAATTAGAAGCACTGCTTCCGCTAGGGAAACTTTGCCACCAATGTCAAAAATACTTAGTTGGAACTTTCGCCTAAAATCATAGGCAAGTTCTGCGGGGTGGTCCTGGATAAACTCCAGAACCTTTAGGCTTCCCCCACTGTGGCACCCTGTGTCCAACCTTCAAGGAATGCTTGAAATTGTTCTGGGTCCATTGAATCCACTGCTGCAAGTTCTGGGGAATCTTCACCCATTGCTTCTTCCAGCATGATAAAGACGCGGTCTGCGTCGTCTTCGGCTTTGCGTGCTTTACGCTGAACACCGATTGGCATTGCGGTCAGTGAAGGAATTGTGAATTCCTTGCCGTTGTGCTTGAAGGTGTAAGTTTTTGGTGCGGTCTTTAGGTGGTCCTGTGGTTCGTTCATTTTGTATCCTTTGCGGTCTGGCGGTCTGGGATTTTAGCGGTCTGTGTTTCTAAAGATAGGGGACCCAAGACCGCTCAATGGGTCCCCTATCGGCTTAGTGGGAAGTCTTAGACTTCGAACTCGCTGAAGTAAACGTCTGCGACGCGTCCTGCAGAAGCGTAAGCAGTCACGGTAATACCGTAAGCAACTGCCTCGCCGTTCTGGATTTGCTGCGCCTCTAGTGCAAGAACTTCACCTGAAGGAACGTAGTGACGAATTCCCTTTGCGCCGTCTACAACGTCAATGACGAATGACTTGCGTCCGCCAGTTGCAGTTGGGACTAGGGTTAGTTTACCGTCTACAAGGGTTGAACCGAAGTAAGTTTCGATAACGTCCTGGGTGGTTTCTAGAAGTGTGAACTGGTAAGTCACGGTTCCCTCTGTGACAACCTCGCGAACTAGGTCCGCGTTCTGCCATGCACGAATCTGGTTAGTTGCACGGTCAGTTGTGAAAGTCACACCGTCCGCTGAAACATAACCAAGTTCGGTGAAACCTGTTAGAACTGAAGTGCTTGAAGTTGGTGCAGTTGCAGTGGTAGGACCGACATAAACCTTGCCAGTGATTCCTACAACTACGTTATCGGCTGTTAGTGCCATAGTTGTTTTTTCCTTTCGAAAGGGGTTAGCCCTAGGTGGGCAGGTTTTCTGCGGTGCAGAAACTTTTTATAGGTTGGTGCCCTTTACTACAAGACGAACGTCAAGGTAGCGTTTTTCTGAAGGGCCTT